GGAAGACGAAGAGTCAGACGGATACGGCGAAGATGATTAATTGGTACAACGAAGTAAGCAGAAATTTAAACAAGATACCAGACTGTGTTGCATATTTTGAAAAAGAATTATTAGAGGCAAAAAAACAGTGCAAAATATATGGTAACCTAGAAAGAGCCAGTGCCGCACTGCCTGGAATAGTTGAAGAAAGATTCAGTCAATTGCAACAGCTAGAAGCAATACTAGAATATTTAAACATAGAACTAAGAAGATTAAGATCCAAAACTTTTAGAAAATATTTAGAAAACTATGCCAGAGCATTGTCTAGCAGAGATGCAGAGAAATACGTTGACGGTGAGGACGATGTTGTTGACATGGATAAAATTATAAATGACTTTGCACTTATACGTAATCAATGGCTGGGCATCACCAAAGGACTTGATCAAAAACAATGGCAAATAACAAACATTGTAAAATTGAGAGTAGCAGGTATGGAAGATGCCGACATCAAATAGAATAATACTGACAGACGTCGACGGCGTATTGCTGGAATGGGAGAAACATTTCACCGAGTGGATGTTACAGCGTTCATACTATAACGACAGAGAAGAACGAATTTATCCTTACAAATTATTATCAGATAAAGAAAACACATACGAAATGGCTGAAAGATTTGGAGTGACCATACCGGAAATTAGAAAAGAAATTAGAGAGTTCAACAAAAGTGCATGGATGGCGACGCAGTGCCCGATACAAGACTCACAAACTTGGGTAAAACTTCTCGCCGCAGAAGGTTGGACTTTTATACCAATCACATCACAAACCTCAGACATACCGGCACAAAAAGTAAGGAAAAAAAGATTAGCAGAACTATTTGGCGAACACATTTTTACAAACTATCATATACTAGACACAGGGGCAGACAAAGATTCAGCTCTAGCGGAGTTTCACAACACCGGGCTGTACTGGGTAGAGGACAAGCCTAAGAACGCACTAGCCGGGCTCAATTACGGTTTAAAACCCATATTAATTGACCACCCATACAACCGCGACTTTGCACATCCTGAGATTACCAGAGTAAATAATTGGCAAGACATACACAAACTTTTATCAGGACGCATATGAAAATTTACGTAGGTTGGGATTCTCGGGAAGACATAGCATACCAAGTGTGTGAACACTCGATTAAACGCAGAGATGCAAACGCTGAAGTTTATCCATTGAAACAAAATGAGATGCGTGAGCAAGGCATCTACACCCGTGAGGCAGATAAACTAGCAACAACACAGTTTACTTTTACAAGATTTTTTGTGCCTTACTTAAATGACTTCAAGAGCTTGAACAGTTCTGTGATCCAACAAAGGCTGTGGTTTGTGTGCAACACGATTACAAACCAAAAGAGACAACTAAAATGGATGGACAAGTACAAACAGTTTATCCAAGAAAAAATTGGTCAAGCATGGTGCTATGGAACTGTGAGCATCCAAAAAACAAAATATTAACTCCTGAATTTTTAAACAAACAAACGCCCAAATTCCTACATAGATTCACTTGGTTGGATGATTCAGAGATCGGATCATTACCACACAACTACAACTGGCTGGTGGGTTGGTACAAAGAACCGGAAGACGGTAAGCCTAAAATATTACACTACACAGAGGGTGGTCCATGGTTTGATGGATACAGAGATTGCGAATATTCCGATGATTGGAAGAAGGAAGTGATCAATCTGTTCAGTGCCTAATGGACTTCTTTAGCAGATTAGATAAAAGATATTATCATACGGATCCAGTTCAACACATAATTGGTCCGCAGATACGAAAGGTACAAGAGTATGACGACCTTTATGAAAATCAAACAAGAGTAGATGGCACAGTGTGGACAAAATTCAGAGAAACACATAATTTAAAATGTAAGTTTCTCGAAGACTTGCGAGATATAGATCGTTCAGTAGATATAATGTGCTTATGGTTCTTTAGAGAACGTGCTGACAGAGAGCCAGGCAATGATATTAAACTTGCTGGCAAGATAATAAGCTACACAGCGAATAAACTTTTTATTACTCCTTCAAAAGAGATACGCATAAAAGAGAGGAGCAGATTCTTTCCAAGAAGACCATGTGTGCAAATTTACATAAACAACGAAATTTACCTAAATATAAAGAAGGATTTAAAAATAAATGATTGAGGGCAAAAGATTTTTTGATAAGTGTTTGGCAACAAACGTTTCAATGGATCCATGGCCACACCAAATAATAGAGGATACTTTAAGCCATGAACTGTTTGGAAAACTACAACAACAGTGCGTAGAAAAATTTAATTTTCCTACAAAAGAATTGCATCATATATTTCCTAGGAACTACAAGGAATACAATTTAGACTTTTACGATGAAACAGTTGATATATGTAAAACTTTGCTTAAAAATTATAAAAAGTTGTGTGAAAAATATCCAAGCCATAGAACTTATCCTAACTTAGGTATTAATGCACACATATCAATAACTCCTCCCTTGCCTTACAAGTTCCA